ATCGTTTTTAGTTGGAGCAATTACAGATGCTGTATCAGCAAATTTAAACACAGATTTTGTTAGTGGTAATAACAGCGGGATAGCAACTGCATTGATTACAGGAACAGTATCGTGTAATACAACAAGTGCTCAGGTCAACGGAACGTCAACATTATTTACAACACAGTTATATGCTGGAGCTTACATTAAGGTTGGATCTAATAATACCATCCTTCAAGTTAACACGATATCTAACAACACAATTCTTACTGTGAGAACTAATGCAATCGGTGCAGCTTCTAATACAATCAGTATAACAAGTGGTCCTTATTTAGAAACTCCCATTGGCGCATTGAAGTACGGATTTCCTAAATTATCTACTGCCAATCTTTCTACAACACTGAACAGTGCGCTTGCAAATTCTTCATTCAGTATTGGTTCAATTATTTCACTTACTTCTATAAATCAAGGGCAAGGATATAACATCCCTCCACTGATCCAAGTAAAAGATAATAAGATATCAGGATCGTTTAAAAACAATTTACAGCTAATGATATCGGGGCTATCTGGTACATTTACTGTTGGAGAAGATATCACACAGGCTACAACAGCAGCTGTTGGTAGAGTTTTGTCGTTATCGGATGATTCAACGTTTGTTATTGTCAAACAGAATTCAATAAAAAACTTCAGTAGAACAAACAGTATTACTGGAGGTGTCTCTTCTGCTACAGCTTCGGTGACTGCAATAAACCGTGTTGAAGGAAGTACATTTTATGGTTACAATGCTGATATATTAGCATCTGCCCTTAGTGGTTCTATCTCAGATCTAGAGGTTGTAGACTCCGGATTTGGATATCAGGATGGTGAAGAAGTTCAACTAGTTTCGAGTAACAATACATTCTCCGCCACAGGTATAGTTAGTTTACAAAAGCAAGGTACTGGTTTGGGACTGTTCAAAAATACAAATGGATTTTTAAACAGTGATAAATATATTCATGATGGAGATTTCTATCAAAACTATTCATATCAAGTTCAATCTAGCTTACCTTTAGAGGCGTATGCTGACGTGTTAAAACAGCTGATGCATGTTGCTGGAACTAAATTATTTGGTAATGTTGTAAAGAGCAGTATTTCTGAAACAACTCTACAACTGACGAAAACAGTTAAAACTCTTGCTTAAATTATTAACAATGAGCACCATAAATATAATATCAAAACACAATTGTTGGACAAAATCTAAATGACTACCGTAGTATCAAATAGCTTTAAAGTTTTTAATACAGATAACTTTATCAATTCTTTTTCAAATAATTCTTATTATTTGTTTACGGGTTTTGCTATTCCTTACGATGATGATAATTCCCCACCCACGATAGGTGACTGTCCAAAAGATATCAACTTAGATGTTCATGATTACATGATAAACGGCAAGAAATTATCAACGACTGATGTTGTAAAGATGATTAATAGATATGATTGGGTAAATGGTGAAGTATACGATCAGTATACCCATGATAATTCTTCTTTGAATGATGCTCGGTTTTACGTATCAGTAAATGAGGGTGCATCTTATAGTGTTTTCAAATGTTTGAGCAACAACAATGGAGCTCCTTCAACATCCAGTCCAACAATTTCCGGAACCTCTCCTGCAGATGACATCTACTCTACTGTTGATGGATATCAGTGGAAATTTATGTATCAGATAACAGGTGCCAACTATACCAAGTTTGCAACTACTGATCACATCCCTGTTTATGCTAATAGTCAGGTTTCAGGAAATGCAATCTCTGGTTCAATTGATTTTATTAGTATAGTTTCAGCAGGAAACAACTACGCTTCATATACGAGTGGCACACTTCAAACAATATTTGTTGATAATAACACGCTGAAATTTAAGATAGAATCTGCAGCTTCATCCAATTCAAATTTCTATACTAATAGTGCTGTGAAAATCATTTCTGGAACAGGTGCTGGCCAGCAAAAAAGTATCACAGCTTACGACGGAGTAAATAGAGTAATTACAATAGATTCTGAGTTTACAACTGCACCAACTACTGCTTCTACGTATGAGATTTCTCCGTTGGTTACTATTACAGGTGATGGGTCGGGTGCGGTAGCTAGAGCGGTGGTTAATGCTAGTACAAATTCAATATCAAGTATAGAAATTAATTCAAGAGGTTCTGGTTACACATATGGAACTGCTATTGTAACCGGAAATACTGGCGCAATTGGAGTATCTTCAGCTAATGTTGAAGTTATAATTAGTCCTCAGGGAGGACATGGTAGTAATGCGGAATTGGAGTTAGGTGCTAAGTATTTGGGAATAAGTACCACGTTTGATAGTTCCCTTTCAGTTAACAAAGTAATTAATGAAAATGACTTCAGAAGTATTGGAGTTATTCAGAATCCATTATTTTCAAATGTTGTCATTGCTATCAGCTCAGCAACTGGAACGTTCGTTGCGGGTGAAGAAGTTGTTTTATATGAGTCAGTTTCTATAGCAGATGTAGTGATTACTAACCCCGGTAGTGGATATTTGACCAATGCAGCTATAACAGTTGTCAATGGTACTACGGGTGGTACCGGTCTATCTGCTAATGCTGAGGCCAATACTACTGGTAAGATAGAATTAGTAAATGTAGTTGCGCATGGTAGTGGATATCTATTTAATCCAACAGCGACAGTTGCAGCACCAGCTAATCAATCTTTCAATGGTAACAGTGGTGTATCAAATACAAATGATTTCATAACGGTCTCAGGAAATATATTTCAAAATAACGATTATATAACTTATTTCACAGCTACTGGTAATACTGCGGTTAGTGGACTAACAAACTCTACTTCATACTATGTCGTAAGTTCTAACAGTACTGGTGTTAAATTATCATTAACTATTAGTGGCTCTGCCATTAATTTGACATCTGGTGTAACTGAAACTGGGCATTTTCTGAGAGGGAATACAGCCACCGTGTTGCCGGTAATCAATTTTACAAACACAGCGATAGCAACAGGAACCGTTGTAACGGCTAATACCTCTCAGGTAAAACTAACTAATGTCAATGGACTCTTTGTTCAAGATGTATATATATACGGTGAAACAAATGGACACAGGGCATTTGCTAATTCAATTACTCAACCAAGTACCTATTTTGACACTACTACGAAGATTTTGGGAACGCTTACATCAGGGTCATTTATTGAGGATGAAGTTGTGACTCAAGTAACAACTGGAGCATCTGGTCGGGTTTATTTTGCAAACAATACTGTATTGAGATTAGTAAATGTTGAGGGATCCTTCAACAGTTCTAGTTTGATTAATGGTCAGACGTCAGCTGGACAATGGACGCCAGCGGCAAATTCGACTACGGTTACTAGTTCAGATGTTGTGAGAGATAACGGGAATGTTTTGTATGTAGAGAACTTCACCCCTATTACTAAAAGTACAAGTCAAACAGAAACATTTAAACTTGTTTTTGGATTCTAAAGAGGAATAAATGTCACTAAACACTGATTTCAACGTATCGCCTTATTATGATGATTATGATCAAGAGAAAAACTTCCACAGAGTTCTCTTTAGACCAGCTGTACCTATTCAAGCAAGAGAGCTGACTCAACTTCAAACAATACTTCAAAATCAGATTGAGAGATTTGGTGATAATATCTATAGACAGGGTACTATCTTAAAAGGATGTAATTTAAATTTTGATTTCAATTACACATACATTAAAATAGCCGATCTTCAGGTGGATGGTGAGGCTGTCTCAGTTTCTAATTATGCTAATGGATACATTCAAGATTCTGCCAATCTTAAATCTGAGATTGTTAATTTTGTACAAGGACTCGAGTCGCAGGATCCTGATTTATCAACCCTGTTTGTCAAATACATTAATACTGGTACAGCAGGTAAAAAAACATATGCTAATAGTGATGTTTTAACAGTTTATGCAAGAGACTATTCTATTCAATCAATAACTGTTACTACTGCAGGCACCTCATATAATAACGCAGATATTATTGTTTTTACAAGCAATACCGGTACCAGTGCTTCTGCTAATCTTGTTACATATGCAAATGGAAGTATAAGAGAAGTAGTTATAACTAGTGGTGGATCCAACTATCTAACTGCTCCCACATTAGCAATCACTACATCTACAGGAACCTCTGCAACGTTAACAGCTATTAATTATATCGCACAAGTAAGAGTTGCTGACTCTAGTTTCATAGCGCCAGTAGGTACTGGTTCGGCTGTAACTGTTGGAGATGGTATAATCTACCAAAGAGGAAACTTTGTAAGAGTAGATGAGCAGACAGCTATTGTTGACAAATACACCAATCAACCAGATGATATCGTACTGGGATTTGTCACCACAGAATCTGTAGTCAATAGTGATATTGATACAACATTGCTTGACAATGCTCAAGGTTACAGTAACTACACCGCACCCGGATCTAATAGATTAAAATTAGTTCCGGAATTAGTTGCCATATCTACAGCTAATGCAGCAGCTAATACTGAGTTTTTGAGTATATTGGAATTCCAAGGTGGAACGATAACCAAGAGAAGAACATCTACTGAATTCAATTCTATAAGTTCTGAACTTGCAAAAAGAACAAGAGAAGAGAGCGGCAATTATGTAATTAAGCCGTTCTCTATCTACACAGAAGAAAAAGCGAGCAACACTACTCATCTCAACCTAGCTATCAGTTCGGGTATAGGATATATCGACGGATTCAGGTCTGAAATTACCGGTACTGTTAGAGTTCCCATCAAGAAGGGAACAGATACGGTAACAAGTAACAACCAAACAATAAGCACCAACTTTGGTAATTATGTTGTAGTTAATCAATTACTTGGTAACTTCGACTTTTCAACTGGATCAACAATTAATTTAAGAGATGTTGCTGGTACTGATGTAACTGATAACTTTGGTGGTGCACCAACTACTCCAGGATCTATTATTGGAACTGCAAGGGTAAAATCATTTGTCTACGAGTCTGGTACTCCTGGTACAACAACTTGTAGATATAGAATATATCTGTTTGGTATTATAATGACTCCTAGTAAGGGGTTTGATCAAGTTAGATCTCTTCAAATTTCTGGTGGTATTGCAGATGCGGTATTGGAAGATAGCAAAGCTGTGCTCAAAGAAACAAGTTTTGATACTTTGATATTCAGTTCTGGTGCAAATGCTGTAAGCTTCTTAGCTAATGAGCAGTTTATTTATAGAAAAATCAGCACAGCTTCAATTCTTGCTTCGGGAATAGCTTCTGTAGCTTTGACTGGGTCAGAAGAATTTCCATACACCGCTTCAACCACATTAAATGATACTCAGGAATTAGACTTCATTGTTATTCCAGCTACAAATGCACATTCTACAACCAACTTAACTGGTACAGTGTCTACATCTGGTAATGTTGTAACTGGAACCTCAACACAATTCATTGTTGATCTTGATATTGGTGATTATGTAAAGTTTTCCGGAAATAATTCATACTATAGAATAAGCACTTTATCATCTAATACATCTATGACGATAGAGGGTGGTACTGGGCCAGCGCTAGCGGCTAATACCATCTCTTATGCATTTCCTGGAAATATTCCTATCAGACTTGATAGGGGTAATGCAAACGTATCGATTGATAGTAACGGTAATACAGCTTCTATTTTTGTTGGAAATACAATAAGCGGTACAACATCTACAACTGTTTATTTGAATTCAAAGGTCGATAATGCTGGTCCAAAATCCAAATCGGTTACAAAGAGTGTGTATGTTAAATTATCAACAGATAAATTAACTTCAACAACAACTGGTCCTTGGTGTATTGGTGTACCTGATGCATTTAAATTAGTTGGGGTTTATGTAGGATCTAGTAATACCTACTCCAACTCAACAACAAATTACGCTTCGAGCTTTGAGTTAATAACAGGTCAGAATGATAATTTCTATGGGTTATCTTATATTAGATATAAACCAGGAAGTAGTGTTTCACTTTCCTCCTCAAATTGTTTACTAGTACAGGTAGATCTATTTACACATGGAGTAGGATATTATCTTTCCACAGAATCATATCCAGTTGATGATGCTACACCTACACTTCCATCTAATAAAATTAGAACTGAAGATATTCCTTATTACAATTCTCCAAAAACCAACAAGTATTATAATCTTAGAGATTCTATTGACTTTAGGCCAATCACAGCAAACACAGCAAACGCTTCTGCAACCACTGTAGCTGGAGCAACAGTTGATCCTCTCTCTACAGAAACTCTTACAGGAACATTATATTTTCCCGCGCCAAATGAATCGTTTCAAGGAGATATAACCAACTACCTGAGCCGAGTAGATACTGTAGTTATTGATGCATATAGTAAAATATCTGTGATTGAAGGAATTCCAGATAAAAATCCAGTAGCTCCTAGAGCAACAGATGGTACTATGAAGTTAGCTACTGTTGTTGTTCCACCTTACCCATCTCTGTCTCCTAAATCTGCTTCACAATCACAGAGGTTTGAATATAGCACTCTGATTAAGAATGACCAGGTGAGGGGATACACGATGAAGGACATCAAACAAATAGAAGATAGAATTAATAGAATAGAATATTATTCTTTATTAAATACGCTGGAAAAAAGTGCAAGTGATTTAGTTATTCCTAGTGAATCAAATACATCAATAGCTAGATTCAAGAACGGCTTTTTTGCTGATTCATTTTCATCTTATGAGATATCAAATGTAAACGATCCCGAGTACTCAATATACATTGATACTGTCGCAGCCACTGCTAGACCTCAGATAGAAAAAACAAGAATATCTCTTGTTGCCAATACATCTGCATCATCTAATGTTACATTTCAAGGAGAGTATGCTCTTTTAAATTACACAGAATCAGCATTAGTTGATCAGCCGGTAGCAAATAAAACAAGAAATCCAACGCAGTTAGCATGGAGTTTTAAAGGTAATGTAAGATTGTTTCCAAAGTATGATGACTACTATGACATCAAAAAGGGAAGTGTCAACATGACAATTGATCTTGCAACACCACTGAATGCTCTGACACAGGCAATCAATGATAATGTTTCATTTAAGAAAGACTCTCAACAAATCAATGTTAGTGCAACTGATTTCACAACTAGAATTGCTGCAACCCAAGATAGTGGTGGTGTTGATGAGAGAACATTAACAACCACGACAACAACTATTACCAACAAACTAGTACCTGGAGATACTATTAGTAACAATCAAAAAGTTGGTGAATTTTTAACTGATTTTGGATTGAAGCCTTATATTAGATCACAGTGGATATCGTTTGTTGCTGTTGGATTAAGACCGAATGCAACACACTATGTTTTCTTTGATAAGGTTAATGTATCAACTAAGGTTAGACAGGCCGATAGTACTAGTATCACTACTATGGATTCAACAGGTATTTTTAACACACCAGGTGTTAAGTTTAAGGGTCCTACTGGCGCAACAATTGTTTCCGACAGTAACGGAGTAGTGGTCGGAGCTTTATATATTGATGAGGAAACTTTTTTTGTTGGTGATAGATCGTTCATTATATCCGACACAAATGACATCGATAGTTTAGAGGGATCTATTTCAGTTGCAAAAACATCCTTTAACGCATATAATTTTTTCAAAAGTAGTGCTGAACTAACAACAACAACAAAGGCACCTAGCACTATTACTGCAGTGTCAAATACATCTGTTGATATTCGAAAGACAACAGAAATAAGATCAACTGCTCAGCTACCTCCTCCACCAGCTAGGGGTGGTGGAGGCAAAGATCCAATTGCTCAGACGTTCAAGATTGACAAGGATGATGCTTCAGATGGCGTGTATTTAACATCTGTTGATTTGTTCTTCAAAACTAAAGATCCTACTTTAGGAGTAACTGTTCAAATTAGAGAGACAGAGAATGGATATCCGTCACCAGTTGTCATCGGCGAATCTTTTGTTATCAATTCTTCCATCAACACAAGCAATACGGCTGCACTCGCTACAACAGTAACGTTTGATACTCCAGTATATTGTAAATCTAGAAAAGACTACTGTATTGCGATCATACCGGATCAGTATTCACCAGAGTTTTTATTATGGGTTGCGGAGATTGGTGTACCTGATGTTGCTAACAATCAAATCACCTATGCTTCAAACTGGGGTTCTGGTTCATTGTTCTTATCTCAGAATGATACAACATGGACTCCGTATCAAGGCGAGGATTTAAAATTCAAGGCTTACATAGCAAACTTTAATAAAACCTCTGGTACAGTAGTTTTTGAGAATGGTCCATATGAGTTTTTAACTGTATCTAATAATTATGGTTCATTCTTACCAAGTGAAGAAGTTGCTCAGAAAGCTGGTGCATATCTCCCAGGAACATTTACATGTAATACAACTAGTGCTGTTGTTAATACAACAGCAGATATGACATCTAATGTATCTG